AAAAACAAAAAAACCCGCAAAAGCGGGCTTTTTTAAGTATTAAAGTTCATACCTTATAAATCGTTTTTTTGTTTTAGGGTGTTCTTTTTCAATCGCTTTTATCAATCCACGTTCTACAAGCTTATCAAGCACGCTTTTTATTTCTTCTTTTTTGTGTGGTCGGCAACGGTTAAAAATTACGCCCTGCGTTTCGCCATCGTCGCTGTTTTCGAGTATATCTTGTATTTTTACGGCGATAGAATCGCTCGGTGCATCCTCTTTTGTGATGTTAGACAGCGCTAAACGCATCTTGCGATTACAATCCGCCTTGGATAATGCGTACGCCCATTCGACGTGCTCAATGGTTCTCACGCCCTCAGCAATGGACAAAACAAAGCTAACCTTTGCGCATAGCTCATAACCGCGCCGTGGGATAGCCTCTAAGCCATTATCTTTTGAGTCCTCGGCCATCTGCCAGAACTCGTCTATGATTTCGTCTAGACGCGCGTTAGCCTCCGCCGTAGTGCCTATGGGTGTCTTTTCCGCGTAGTGCTCAATCCTTCCATTATCAAAGGTGTCGAACTCACCCATAGCGTAAAGCTGGGATAATTGTGCCTCTAGGTGGGGCGGTAGCTTCTTTTGGGTGCGCTTTTTGTTTGGCTTTGGATTGGTTTCGGGTTCATCGAATATCATCGCCCTAGATAAAAATCCGTTGGTCGCTGTCTCGTAGTCTATAAGGCTGTTAAATGTGACTGGCGTGGTGTAGCCGATAACAGAAAGAAACGGCGATTCTATGCCACTGGCGATATTATCTAACGCCCTTTGTATTTGTGGTATACGCCGGGCGCAAATGCCGTTTTTATCCTCGTTGTCTTCTATGCGCTTTTCACATGCGGCAAGCTCATTCTTTAGCTCTACACGTAGCGTTTCTTTTACGTCACCTGATACAGGCAAAAAAGAATCGGCTTTACTGTATGCGCTCATAATAAGGCCGATAACGCCCTCTAAATAACTGGCGTTACGTGCGCCCATTATCTTTCTAAGCACTAGCCCCATTTCATCCACGTTATAGAATGCGGCCTGATGGCGGGTAAGGTTTCTTACTATTTCTTGTTCTGATTTTATACCCCCATGCATAGCGTCCACCACTGAGGCTGCACGCAAGCAATCAGCAAAACATTGCTGTATGTGCTCTTTACCTGTTGACGAACCCGCCACGCAAAAGCTGATCATGTTAGCGGTCATACCGTCGCGTACGTCGATGTATTTTAGCCCCGCTATATTGCCAACTGCTTGTAACGCAGCCGCGACCGCCAGGTTTTCACGCTTGTATCTTGAACTGTCGTTTATCCATTTAGCTATTTCACCTACAAGACCCGGCGGTCTTTTTAAGTCAACCATGGGGGCGCTGTTGGTATATGGTGTGTCGTCTACGTATTCAAATTCAACGGGCTGTTTATATCCGTTTTCTTCTGCGTAGTGAATCAGTGTGCCCATTTGTACGGGGTTTGAGCACTTCCCGAACGAATGCCAGTGGCGCTGTATAGTGTCGAATTCAGGGTATTTTTCGCCCTTACTGCTCCACTCGTCGAATATGTCTAGCCCATCCCCGTTAAACGTGTGATGAATAGCCATGCCGCAACGTATCCACGTATCATAGTCACAATCTGGCGATATGTGATTAAGTATGTCTTGGCACTGCTTTTGTGTCATATCAATAACGCCGCGTGAAGTATGGGCGCGATAGGACTCCGGTTTTTTCAGTATAGTTAGTAGCGCTTCTGGCGCGTCTTCTATGTCGTTAGGTGAGCCGTGAATAACCTCATATTCTAACCCGCTTTTGTGCAGTGATGACGGGCCAACAACGTACCCGCTGCTTTTAAAGTCTATCCCTTCATATTTTAAATGGTGCTGTTTTAGCGCTTGTTCGTTGTCGTTTTTAAAATACAGGTGCATTGATCCGTTACCGCTACCCGTTGAAACCGCCAACCCTGATTCGCCTAACAGGTCTATTTTAAGGTCTTTGCATAACTGTTTAAACGACTCTACACCGCCGTTTCTTGCGTCCACATCGACAACTAGCAACCCTGAAACGAGCACGCCGTAACCCGTAGCAAAATGCCCTAGCTCTTCCATTGTTTCTAGTTGTTCGTCTGACCAGTCGGGCGTGTGTTGCCAATTACTAGACCGTGGATGCTTAAATGCCGCCTCACAATCTACGTTTCCACATTCGCAATTCCCTTGACTATCGCCGCCGTAAAGCCCAAAAACCTTGTATCCTTCTTCTACAAAATCGTAGTGATTACTCATCCTTTAGCGCTCCATCCACGTTGTCACATCAGGTCTTAATTCTTCTTTTTTAAAATACCCATTTGTTAGCTTTTCTACTTCTATAGCAAAGCTCGCTGGAATCCTGCCCCTCTTTTCCCAGTAATGGACTGCCTGTCTAGTTACGTTTAGTTGTTCTGCAAGTCTCGACCTGCTCCCAACCCATTCGATTAACCTAACAAGTTCAGTTTCTTGCTGCATCTTTAATTGTTTTGCTGATTTCATCTTTTACTTACCCTTTTACAAAATAATTAACAAAGTGTTTGACAAGAATAATTCAACAAGACTATTATTGCAACCGTAGAGAGAAAGAGGAGGAAATAATAAATGTCTTTAATGTCTACAATTTCAAAACCAAAAAACCGCCCAGTTATTGCTACGCTATTAGGTGATAGCGGGTTAGGCAAAACATCAACCGCCGCAACGTTCCCCGCCCCTATCGTTATACGCGCTGAGGATGGTTTGCAGGCAATCCCAGAAAAGCATCGCCCTGACGCGTTCCCGACCCTATCGGGCGTAGATGATTTATGGCAGCAACTTACTGCGCTAGTAAAAGAAGATCACCAATACAAAACCGTTGTTATCGATTCTGTTACCGCGCTTGAGCGTTTGTTTATCCAGCACATTATTGATAGCGACCCTAAAAAGCCGAGATCAATAAATCAAGCGTTGGGGGGCTATGGCGCGGGATTGGCAGCGGTAGCCGCTATGCATCAACGTGTGCGCAAAGCGTGCGGCGTGCTTAATGAGCGCAAAAATATGCACGTTGTTTTTATTGGTCACGCTGACACCGAAACAATCGAGCTACCAGACCAAGACCCGTACACTCGCTATAACTTGCGCCTTGGCAAAAAATCAGTCGCGCCGTATGTCGATGATTCTGATATCGTTGGATTTATCAAGCTTACCACGTTTACTACTGGCGACGGTGAGCGCAAGAAAGCAATTTCCGACGGTAGCCGCCAACTAGTTTGCTATGCCACGGCTGCGAACGTATCTAAAAACCGATTCGGGATTACTGACGATATAGCGGTTGAGCTAGGTAAAAACCCACTAACTAACTTTGTTCCATCATTAAAAGAAGGTGAATAATTATGTCATTTTGGACTACATCAGATAACAGCGAAAACTTACAACAAAACAACGGCACGTTTGACGCGGGCGGCGGCGACATGGAGCCGATACCAGCGGATACACAAGTTAAGGCGGCGTGTGAGGAAGCCAAATGGGATTCATACGAGGGTGACGAATACATCAATCTCAAGTGGACTGTATTAGCTCCGGCAGAATTCAAAAACCGTAAAATTTTTCAAAAAGTGCGCGTTATGGATGGTGACAGCAAAAAAGCGGATAAAGCCAAGCGCATGCTTGCCGCAATTGCTGCAAACGCTGGAGGTGGGCTACTTAAAATTGAGGGTAAGCCAACGGATATGGATTTGCAGAAAAACCTTGCCATGAAACCGATGGCGTTAACGTTGCAAGTTTGGGAGATTAAGGATGACAACGGAAATGTTGAAAAGTCGGGCAATTGGGTGCAACAGGTCGCACCGCTAAAGCAACAGTCACAACCTGAGACGCAACCCGAAACACAATCTAAAGTCGACGACGATTTAGGCTGGTAAAAATTAACAGGGCGGCTCGCCGCCCATCTTTGAGGTGAGGAAAATGGAACAGCGAAGCGAGCAATGGTTTAAAGCGCGAAAAGGCCGTGTAACTGGTAGCGTAGTAGGCGCTATTTTAGGGTTAGCGCCTTATATGTCGCGTGATGATGTTATGCGCCAAATGGTGCGCGAATACCACAACCAAGAAAGAGAGTTTAAAGGAAATGCCGCCACCCAGTGGGGCGTTGCAATGGAAGATACAGCAAAAGCTGATTTTGAGATTGAAACAGGCCATGACGTTGCTGATGCACCATTTGTGCAATGGGATGAAGATTGGCTAGGCGCATCACCTGACGGTTATGTGGGTGAAAACGAGTTAATCGAAATAAAGTGCCCGTATGGCCTGAGAAATCAAAGCCCGGTAATGTTTAAGTCAATTGATGACCAGCCGCATTACTATGCACAAATTCAAATCCAGCTGTTAGTGACAGATTGTATAGGCTGTTATTTTTTTCAATGGTCACCGCATGGCTCACAGTCTGAATATGTGCCGTTTGACCCGCAATGGATTGAAGAAAATTTACCAAAGTTACGCGAGTTTTACGCCGAGTATCTGAATGAGCGCGAGCACAACGCTTGGAAGTATGTCAGCGGTGGTGAAGTAGCAAAGCGTTACCAACTGGCAAAAGCGGCCTTGGATGTTGCAAAAGCCGAATTGGAAGAGGCAAAAGAGGCGTTGATTGCTGCCACAGATAACAAGGGCGGCAAAATTGGCGACTTGACTATAACGCGTGTTGCTAAAAAGGGGGCGGTGTCTTATCAGAAAGCAATTAAAGAACTTGCGCCTAATGCGGATTTAGAGCCGTTTAGGGGTAAGGATTCAGAGTATTGGAGGATTAGTTAAAATGCCATTACGCGACTATCAACAAGAGTCTTTAGACAAGGCTATTGAATGGCTTTCTGTATCGCTTGAATATGGCGTGTTAGACCTTGCTACGGGTGCAGGTAAAAGCCATATAGTCGCGGCCTTGGCTTCATGGGCTAAAGGTGTTAGCGGTAAAAAGGTGTTATGCCTTGCGCCATCTAAGGAGCTTATAGAGCAAAACAGGGCTAAGTTTTTAGCCACTGGCGAACCCGCAAGTATATTCAGCGGAAGTGCAGGCAAAAAATGCCTAAAGCATGATGTTGTCTTTGCGACTGAAAAAACAGTGCTTAACAATATAAGCAAATTTACTGGCGCTTTCTCGATTATCATTATTGACGAATGCCACAAAATAACGCCAACGATTAAAAAAATAATTGCACACATAAAAAGTCAGAATGAAAAGTTGCGAGTGCTAGGTTTAACCGCCACGCCCTACCGCCTTGGGAGTGGTTATATTTACCGATATAAAGAAGATGGACAGCCGTTAAGGGATGATGAGTGCCGCGATCCTTATTTCAATCGGTTGATATATCGAGTGCCAGCGCAACGATTGATTGATGCGGGGTATCTTACTCAGCCTCACGCCGATCCCGATGTGATAGCGCATTACGACACAAGCGGACTAGAAACAAATAAAATGGGGCAGTTCACGCAAGCCAGCCAAGAACAAGCCTATGAAGGTAGAGGGCGATTAACATCTCAGATAGTGGCTGATATCGTAGAAAAGAGCAGGAATCGCCGTGGCATTATCATATTTTGCGCAAGCCACGCCCATGCAAAAGAAGTGATGGAATCATTACCGCCTGAAAACAGTAGAATGTTAACGGGCAGTGTAGGGAAGATTGAGCGCGAAAAAATGATAGCTGATTTTGGCAATCAAAAGTTTAAGTATTTTGTGAATATCCAAGTGTTAACGACTGGGTTTGACGCGCCCCATATCGACGTGGTGGCGATATTGCGCCGTACTGAGTCCGTTAGTCTACTTCAACAAATTATAGGCCGTGGATTGCGCCTATACGACGACAAAAGCGATTGTTTAGTGTTGGATTATGCTGAAAACATAGAAAACCATTGTCCAGATGGTGATTTGTTCAATCCAGATATAAGGGTAAGCGGCGGCACAGGGGAAGGTGAGTTCGGTAGCTTTGTTTGTCCATCGTGCGGAACTGTTAACGAGTTTAAGTTTCGCCCAAATGATGAGGGCTTCGATATTGACGAAAACGGGTATTTTATCGACCTAGCAGGAAACAGGATACTAACAGATGACGATATGCCGATGCCCGCGCATTATGGGCGTAGATGTTTTGGTCAGTCGATAGTTAAAGGCGTTTCTGATAGATGCGAATACCGATGGACTCATAAGCTTTGCAAAAATGAAGACTGCTTACATGAAAATGATATCGCCGCTAGATTCTGTGAAAAGTGCAAATCAGAATTAGTAGACCCTAACGAGAAACTAAAAATAGAGTTTGCCAAGATAAAGAAAGATCCATATACGGCAACTATTGATAAAGTTCAATCTTGGAATGTGAGGCTGTCAAAAAGCCGTAGAGGTAACGACACGCTAAGAGTGACCTACGTCACCGAATGCCGTACTTTTGACGTTTTTTATATGCTTATTAAGCGTTACGAGTGGGTTCCGTTCTGTATAGCTACTATCGGCAAGGTTGTCGAAACTGAGCAGGAGTATATGGATTTATACTGGGATGGTAAGGCTAGGATGCCTGAAAACATAAAGGCAAAAAGAGAGGACAAAGGTTCTAAATTTTACAAGGTAGAGGGTTACAATTATGAAAATACCGAAGTGGCTTAAATCGTATGGCGATATGTCTTACCGCGGAAAATGCCCGTTAGAAAGCGCTGAACAAATCACGCTTTTTAATGCAATAAGAAAAAAATACCCGCACGCATTGCATCCAAGGAATGAAGGCAAAAGAACCTACGGTCAAGTAAATAGGCAAAAAGCCGAGGGAATGACCAAAGGTGCAAGCGATTTAATCATACCGGGCATGCCTTGTTTCGTTGGCGAGTTGAAGCGTCAAGACCATACAAAAAGCGTATGGCAGGACGGGCAAATAGAGTATTTGGCAAACGCAAAAAACGCAGGCGCTTTTGTTTGTGTAGCGTTTGGGTATAAAGCAAA